CATATTTAAGCACTAATTTAGGTTCCGGCGGTCATATAGTTGGCTTTTTTAGTTATGATCCTCAAAAAGAAAGAAACGAGTCATTAAAAGAATATACAACACTTAATAACGCGTTAGGAACATTCAATCCCACAGGAAAAAAAGACCTAATTGTATTAGACCCATGGAATTTGATAGATCTCGCATGGAATAAAGATATGATAGATGCCACAAATACAACATTAAGCGATATAATCCTTCCAAAAGAAGGTAAACTGAAATTTGCATTTTTAGGAAGATTAATGAACGTAGATGTTGGGTCACGCACCGGTATAGGAACTGGTGTTGGCAATGATGCGGAAGTTGATTTCATAGGCGATATAAAAATAAAGGCACACGTATTCAAACACGGTCTAAAATATAAAAAAATGCTTGAAGAATTGGATAATATTTATGAAAAATTATATTATAGAGAAATTCCATTCGTTTTCGGTAGGATGAACATTAGCAATCTAAATTTTGATAAAGATGAACAACAACATTATGGCGGTAAACGAAAAAAACAACTCAAATAGCCATACTATTTTTATTTTTAGGAAGTCTGCGAATTAATAATTCTTTTTGTGTTCCTCCAACAGACATGTCTTCTGCACCTTCAGAAATACCCTCAATTGATCGCAGTACCTCCGCTACACGTTGCGGTTGATCCGAAAATTGAAGTAATAAATGTGTTCTAATTAACTCACGTCTCAATGGAGGTCTAGATGTTCTAACAGAACGCGATATATTTCCAACTCCAGAACCTTCTAGCGCAAAATTGTCTACGTTATTATCTCTCATAAACTCCAAAATCATTTTTGAATTTAGAGTTTTTTGTTCGCGAATTTCTTTTATTTGACGACGCAAATCTCGCTCTCTGTCGTCTAAAGTAACCCACTCTTTCAGAGATTGTTTAATTTTTTCCGTATTGTCTTGTTCCATTTAGAATGTGTATGTCTATATGTTGAAAGTTGTTTTCCGCCTTTTGAAACTTTATTAGCAACTTTTCCAACTGAAATCGCGGCTTTATACAGGATTGGCCCAACAAATGGTAAAATTAAAAACGATGCGAGAACCGCTTCGCCAAGTTCATCTTCCATAATATGTGTTATTACTACCATTAACGCTGCAACTGCGGCCGGAACTGCCACAACAGTTGCACCAACCGGACCACCAATATCACTTGCTACCGTATCCGCAGTTATAATTCCAGTTGTAGTAGCCTGAACAACCGATTCTTTCACTATTTGAACTACAGGACCTATCGTTCTGTTCGATTGTAATGTCTTTAAAAATGTAACATATGGGTACGCCAAATCACTAACATTCACTACAACATTTGGCATGTAATTTCTTACATACGAAATCAAGTGGCGTATTCCTTTATCAAGAACAACTGCCTCGTCAGATGTTCCTCCAGACTGCTTTAACATGCGGAATATAATTTTTGATTGTCTATCGTCAAATATAGGTTTTGATTTTATATGCGCAGAATTTTTAATATCCTCCGCAGATTTCCATTTATGTTCTCGCAAATAGTCGTTCAAACTTAACGTCTTTACAACCTTTTCCGCGATTTTTTTGCTATTCATCTTTTTTTCCAAAAATGACTGAATTTTACGTAACCGCGTATCCTTTATAGAGTCCTCGTAGACCCACACCATTATTGTATGCGTTCAAAAAATACTCTTAAAAGGCCAGAAAACACCAAATGCCAACATTAAAACAAATGAATAACTTAGATGAAGATAACGGCACGGTTAATTGGAATGGGCAACTTGAGTCAATTCTAGCTCAGGAAGGAGAACGTGCTCTATGTTTCGCGTGGTTACACGATAAATCCCAAAAGAAATACACAAAATTGAATACGTACATCACATTACCAACAATTACAATGTCTACGCTGGCCGGTAGTGTTGCTATAGGCTCATCCACAATTTTTACAAATCATACAGAGGCTGGAAATTACTTTATTGGCGGAGTAAGTTTAGGTGTGGCTATTTTAAACACAATTTCAAGTTATTTCGCATGGGCAAAGCGGTCGGAATCGCATAGACTATCCGGAATTGCTTACACAAAAATGCACAGATTTATTATGATTGAGTTAGCTTTACCAAGAACAGAACGTATGGCCGCAAGAGATATGTTAAAAATTTGCAGAGACCAATTAGATAGATTACAAGAAACAGCTCCACAAATTCCAGATGATATTATACAGATGTTTAATACAAAATTCGCGGATAATACCCCCGAGGTTAGTAAGCCGGAAATTACAAATGGATTAGATCCAATAGAAGTATATATTGATGAAAGTACTACACCAAATAAATTATCACTTTCGGCAAGAACTTTCTTTTCTAAAACTTCCAGCGTCGATCACACTCAAGACAATTTACAAACGTCGTCATTGGCTCGTCCGCTGACCGTGTCTGCATCTGATAATAATCACATTTAGATTTCTTCTTACATCCCGAACACCATAAGAATATAGATGCACTGTTATTATTGGAATATAGCTTCTTTTCCGCTTCAATGATTTTTTCAATAGCACTCTTCCACCGCGCCGGACATAAATCTACCGCGGTTAATTCTATAAATTGTTGAGGAGTGATTGCTTCAGAATTTAACTTTTCGATCCAGTTTTCATTATTTTTAACATAACCGTCCAAACCTTTTAGATTTTCATACATAGATGTAGCACGACTTCTATACATATTCCAAAATACACGATTCTTCCAATCAACATCAATACCTTCCTTAAGCGCTTGATCATTCACATTTTTTAATAATACTGTTTCTAATTCAGTTGCGAAAGTAGTAAGTTCTTTAAAATTTTCACGAACTTTATCCCGAATCGCACAATCAACAAATACATTCTTTGATCTAACAATTGTTGGTTTTGAAGATTTAGCTTCTCGTTTAACTTCTTTTACTTCTTCCTCAATCTCCGGCTCTTCCTCAACCTCAATTTCCTCTTCTTCATTTTCAACAATTTCATCCGCATCCTCTTCTAAATCATCAACTGCGAATGTCCATTCACAATACAACGTCTCATATTCATCCGCTTTCAAATTATCATACGACGAAATATTTTGGTCATATGCGTCTTGATTTTCGTTCTTAGACGCTAAGATTATGATTGGCCCATAAAACGTTTCCTCATCAAATGGGGAAGGTAACATATGTGAATTCACGTTATCATCCTCCCCAGTAACACTAGCAAAGATTGATAACCATCGTTTTTCATTTAATGGGTCTTGAATCTTACCTTGAAACTGTATATCCGCGTTTTTATATTTCTTTCGCAACCATTCAAGGACATCCGATGTTTTGGTTGGAATTTGAAAATCTGAATAAGCGCTTACTGTTGAAATTGAAACACCGTATACCATTGTGTAATCTATACAGTTGTATTGTGTAATTTCGTTTTTAAAAACGAATTTTTTTAAGCAATTATTCATTCTTTTCATCAAAGATGAAGTCATATATTCCTCCCCAAATGCGCCAAAAGAAGGCGGATACTACAATTGATTTAAGCAATAAGGCGTTTCCGTCACTAACAGATAACAAGCAACAACAGCGACAATGGGTCGGTGAAACTTCCTTTTCCAAGCTAGCAAATGACTGGCAAGAAAAGGATGAGAGAGAAGCCCAAGAAAAGGAATTAAGTCGTATTAGAGAAATTATTCATAACGCATCAGCACCTGTGTCTATGAATAATCTATTTAAACTGCGGGCACAACCGGACTTTGAAGAAGAAGATATTCACATAGAGATACCTCCGCAAGTATCAGAGTGGACCGACGTTAAGAAGAAGACAAAGCCCCGTAAGACCGTTGATATCGACCTAGAGGAAGGCTTAGATAATAAGCCGGAGGAAAAATGGGGATTCAATGAGCACCTAAATGTCGCTCCAAGCGGTAAGAAGGGCTTTTAAACAGTCATTGGAGCCGGCGTCTTAATAAATAAACCACGAACCCATATAGCTAAATCCTGCCCTAAACGCGGAATATAAAGGCCGTATGGACCCTTACTAGCTAACCAAGCATAATAAACTCCAAATACAAAAGCACAAATTAACAATACAACATCAATTAAAGCAAAAATACCATTTTTACTTATTTGATCTCCGGCCCAATCAGATATCCCTTTTGTTTTTGCCTTTTTAGTATCTTGTACTCCCGCAGATTTTACCGGTTTAACATCGTCACCTTTCTTTGGAGCTCGCTTACACCTCATATATGTTTTTCCATCATGAGGCATAGGCCCTCCAGGTAATTGGTCAATGTCATTCAAAAATATTTCACGGTCCCCAAGCGGTTGAATAGGC